GTTGCTGGATAAGGTCGGCTCGCGCATCTCCTATGAGGAATCGCTTTCCCCTGTCCACCTGGATGGCTTCCCTGTCATCTCGACGGCTCCGATGCACGTCAACATGGACGCCTGCAAACTGGAGATTGAGCGTGGCAGATTCGGCTTCGAGCGTGCGCCGATCATCGTTAACCGATACCGCCTGTTGCTGGACTCTGACGTATACCAGACGGTGTACTTTGCTGATCGCGATTCTTCCCTGTTCCGGGCGTCCATCACCGGAAACGTTCTGATTATCGAGGCGTTGGAGGGTCGGGCAGGAAAGTTCGTGTGGACCGAGCACGATCCATACCACCTGGATGAGGTGTTGGCGGCATTTGGCTTGCGCCGTACTGACATTGACATGAGCAGCCGCGTGACAGTCGATCAGCGCTATGGCAAGATCGTTGATATGGAGCCTGCCCAGCGCCGTGCCGTGCTGCACGCGATGACCGCCAAGTTCAATCTGTACAGCCTCGGTCGATTCGCCACCTGGCGCAACATCCTGCTGGATGATGTTGTCGATGATATCCATGCCATCGATAAACTCATCAACGCAAACGAATACACCCGCTCCCTGATGAGGATCGCAAAGTGAAAAAGCAAATTGCCATTCTGGCCGTTCTCAGCCGCACCATCGTCGCCCCGACCATTCCTGGTACTGCACCGTACATCTCGAATGAAACCGAGGTGCGCCGCTTCTCACCGGACTTCCCAATTGGCCAGGCCATGGCCGATATGCGCGAGGAATTCCCAAGCGCGCTGTCGTTCGAGATTTATGAACCTGACACCTGCCCGCACGCAGTAGAGCGCATTTAACGCTTGCCTTTTGCTTGGTTGGGTCTTAATATAGGCCCAACTTTACAAGGAGATTGAAATGGGAATCACTAAAGTCGAGGCGTACAAGGCTGCTGACGGGTCGCTGTTTGAATCTGTCCAAGGTGCCGAATCCCACAACAAGAAGCTTGCGCGTGACGAGCTGCACAAAAAGATTGATGCCGTCATCGAAGAAACGCTCGATGGCTTCAATACCGACCTTCGTGGCTGCGAGCAGTTCATTCAAGAATTGCGCGAAGAGCTTACCAAGAAATTCATCATCGAGGAACGATAAGTGAAAGTCACCCTCATCAGCCACACCCAGAACGCACTCGAACTGCTGCTTGGCACCAAGTCCACTCGCATGCGCGGCGCGGACCCGGCCACCATGACCGAAGAGGAAAAGCAGTATCACTGGAAGTACATGCTTGACACGATCAAGTCGCCGTTCGAGTTCGTCGATTTCATTTTTGAGATCGAGGGCGTCTCCAAGAACTTCACCCACCAGTTCGTTCGCACCCACACCGGCGCCTACCAGCAGGAAACCAGCCGCGCCCTGGACATGGCTGATAACCCGGTGATCAAGCCTGAGAACTTCGAGGAAGGCAGCGAGCTGGAACGCCTCTTCTATGACGCAGTGGCCGATGCCGCGTGCTCATACGAAAAGCTGGTCGCGGCAGGCGCTCAGTTGCAGGACGCTCGTGCCATCATCCCGTCGAACATGGCCACCAAGATCAAGGCCAAGTTCAACCTGCGGACACTCTCCGACATGGCCAAGACGCGCCTGTGCGCCCGTACCCAAGGCGAATACCAGGACGTACTGCGCGAGATGGTTCGTCTGGTGCGCGAGGTCTACCCTTGGACCGATCCGCTGTTGCAGGTCGCCTGCGTGGCTACCGGTCAATGCGCCTTCCCTCGCTGGGGAAGCGAGGTGACTGGCCGAGAGCGAAACGTGATGGGCTCCGGCTACACCGAGACGTACCGCTGCAAGTTCTACCGCCCATGGATGAACTTGGAAAAGCAGAAAGAAGAGCTGCGCCAAGTGTTCTGGAGCGAGTCCAAAGAGCAGGCCAATCCGGTGGCCAAGAATGGAGTATCGATGTGAAGTATTTAACACTGGCAATTATCGACCTGGACGGGACCGTATTCAACGATTCGCACCGTCACCAGCTGTACCGCGAAGGCAATTATGAAGCCTACAACGCGGCGCACATGGTGGACCAGCCGTTCCCATGGGCCGTCCGCCTGATCGAAGCCCTCTCCAACCGCAATGACGTTGCCATCGTCTTCAGCACTGGTCGCAGCCGCGCATACATGGAGTCCACCTGCCGTCAGATCAACGAGCAGTGGCCTGGTTTGCAGTTCGGAATCTACATGCGCCCTGTTGGCGATTCCACGCCAACTCCGTGGATGAAGTTGCGAAATGCCTTTGATGCCGTGCGCTTCTACAACGAGGTTGATGGCGCGAAGGTGTCGGCTGTGTGGTGCCTGGACGACCGCGTTGATGTTCTTGCGGCGTATCAACACCTTCCTGGCATCCTCACCAGCGACTCGACTGTTGATGTCACTCGCGTGCACGTCAACTTGATGAACTTGCACGGCCTCCATTGCCTTGCGCCAGAAAACATGGGCCAGCTGGTGTCCGAGGTGTTCGCCGAACGCACCTGGATTGACTCGTCCAGAATGTTCCAGCCAGGGTTCGAGCTGAACGCCGAAGAGAAGGAGCGAATGGTGAGTTACGCGGCCAGGGCGTGGACAAGGGAAGAGCTGGAGCCGGTAGTAAGCAAGCCTGCCATCCCGCCAAACGAGGCCCTGCAGCCTTTGGCAATTGGAAGGGTGCCGTCTTGCGCAGCCGCTGACCTGCTCCAGTCCATGGCAGACACCTTCCGCGAGCGTAACGCCCAGTACAAGGACAACGCCGTTCTGGTCGGCCAGGTCATGAAAGTCTTTTTCCCGGACGGCGTTAAGCTGGAAAGTGACAAGGACTTTGAAATCTGGCACCTGTTCGAGCTGGTAATTGTCAAGTTGACGCGCTTCGTCAACTCTGGCCTTACCCACAAGGATTCGATCCATGACATGGCCGTGTACGCCGCAATGATCGAATTGCTGGTTGACCATCACGATATCCCAAATAACGATTGACTATATCCAATAGTGCGCTTATAATGGGCGCACTTACCAAGGAGAGCAGTTATGCAAATTATCGTCACCGGTGTTGGTTCCGCGAACACCCTCGGCTATCACATCGCCAAGGAACTCGAAGAAAGCGGCCACATGGTCATCGCCGTCGATAAAGGCTCCAGCGATTTCATGCACGCCGTCCAGGGCATCGACGTTGGCAGTCCATCGTCCATCGCGGAACTTCGCCAGATCATCACCGATTACCGCGCACGACCGGACTTCAACGATCTGTCGGTGTTCTACGCCGACGAAAACGGCTTCCACGTTGATGGCATCATCAACTGCGCCGGTGTGAACTCCAACGACTGGTTCGCCGACGTAACACCGGAAGAGCTGGAGCGCGTGATGCTCACCAACGCCTTCTCCATCCCGTTCATGGTCAAGGAATTCCTGCCTGAGCTCACCAACTCTGCCGGCGCAGGCGAAGGTGGCTTCGTCATCAACATCGTGTCCAACGCGGCCCACATCCCGATGACCTCCAGCCTGGCCTACAACATGTCCAAGGCTGCGGCTCTCATGGCCACCAAACAGCTGTCGCATGAGCTGTCCAAGACCAACGGCCTGACCATCTTCTCCGTCTCGCCAAACAAGCTGCGTGGCACCGAGATGTCGCGCCAGATCGAGGAAAACGTATGCCGGACTCGCGGCTGGACTCCTGAGTACGCCGCGCAGTACCAGCGCAATGCCCTGGTGCACGGCATCGAGACCGATCCGAAGTCCGTTGCCAACCTGATCGCATACTTCATCGACTCGGGCCACTTCAAGACCATGGGCGGCACTGACGTTCCGGTCGGTAAATAACATGGCCAAAGTCGCTGCTGTTGAACAGATGATCGTCATCGACCGCGAGTTCTTCAAGCTGTCGATGATCGTTCCGGAAGGCCAGAAGGCCGAAATTGCAATTAGCGACGTCAAATTGGCCGTTAAATTGGTTCCGGCAAAGCCATCTGAAAAAGTTCCGTCCGAGAAGTAATTCGTCCACAACTTGCGTTGACGCCTCGATAATCGGGGCGTACTATAAACGCTTAAACCACCAAGGAAGACAAAATGTCTGACACCGCAAGCATCAAACCTCCAAAGTTCAAAATCCAGCAAGTGGCCCTCTTCCCTTACGACGCGAAAAGGGCCAAGAAGCTCCTGTGCGACCTCGGCTTGGATCAGTGGACGCTGGACACCGTAAAGGCCAATGGCCAGGTGTTTGGTCGCGATGCAGAGAACACCGCCGAGCTGCACTTCAACTACCAGGCCGGCAACGGCGCCGACGAAGCAGCTGGCAAGCCGCTGGAGCTGGAAATCCTCGACTACACCGAGGGTGACAACTGGATGGAGGAAAACTCCAGCTCGCTCGATTCCGTCTCGCACCTGGGCATGCACTGCACCGCCGCAGAGCTGGAGCAGTTCCGCTCCTACTTCGCTGCTGAAGGCATCGCCGTGGCCCAGGAAGTCATCACCCAGAGCCACACCAACCCGGTGATCGACGGCCAGCGCCGCTACAACTATGTCATCTTCGATACCCGCGACATCATCGGCGTTGACCTGAAGTTCATCGTGCGCCTGACCCAAGACGGCACTCCTTACGAGGCCTAATCGGCCTTCACCAACAGGGCGTCCTCGGGCGCCCTTTTTTACGGGTACAAGTTCATGGCAGAACCTCGCTTTATCGTATTCGACAACGAGACCACCGGCCTTACGGTGCACCAGGCTTCGGACGTAAGCCGTCAGCCGCGAATCATCGAATTCGCCGCCATCCTAACCGACGGGCGTGAAGTACTCGAAACTTTCGAGCAACTGATCAACCCGATGATGGTCCTGGAGGACATCATCACCAAGATCACCGGCCTGACGAATGAAGACCTTGACGGACAGCCGCTCTTCCGAGACGTATACCCAAAGATCGGCGAATTCTTTGCCAAGGGTGACTACTACATCGCGCACAACATGAGCTTCGACCGGGCGTTGCTGAAATATGACTTACAGCGCTGCGGCAAGACCCTGGCCGATATCAACTTCACCGGTCGCCCAATATGCACCGTCGAAGAGACCATGCCGGCTTTTGGCCGTCGCATGAAGCTTAGTGAGCTTTATGAGATGTACTGCGGTCCATACGAACAGAAGCACCGGGCGCTTGACGACATCATGCTGTTGCATGAAGTATGCAAGAAGATCGGCCTTTACGAATCCCTGGGGGCAAAATGAGCGAGTTCATCAAAAGTTTCCCGCAGCTGCGCGTTCGCACCGGCTATACATACCGTGACGTGTATGGCCGGATGGAAGAGGTTTTCGAGCGATATGCCGAACTTGGAACCTCCATCGCGGCCATCGTTGACCATGGCACCTGGGGGCATGTCCGCTATGAGAAGGCCGCAGATAAGGCTGGCGTGAAGGCCATCTATGGCATGGAGGTGCCAATCCTGGTTGACGGGTTCAAGCCGCGTGCCTGGATACTCTCCAACGGCGATATGCGGGCATTCTACCGCGCCACCAGCCTGATCACCCAGAAGGGTGGCCTGACTCCTGAAGAATACGGCGAGCTTGAAGGCGTGATCAAGTTCTCAGGCGCAGCCATCGACCACCTCCAGCCAGGCTGGTTTGATTATGTCGATGTCAACGCCTGCTCCATGACCCTGGCGCGTAAGTGCCTGGAGTTTGCCATGGTCAATAGCAAGCCCATGGTCGTTACTGGCTACAACGACATGCCATCCGAGGCGTCTGCCGACTATGCGTATGCCTGGGAAGTCCGTGACTCGGTTGGCATACGGACCATTGAAGACGAACACTCTATCCTGAAGGCATTGGGTCCGGTAGCCCACACAGAAGCAGAATGGGCAGCGCTTGAGTGTGCTGTAACGGAGACCTATAGCCTGGCGATGGACCTGGCCGGGCAGAAGCTTGAAAAGGCTCCTCTCATCCACCTGGAGGGTGATCTTGTAGCGCTTGCTCGCGAGGGCCAGAAGTACCGCTTGGAGGCCGGTCACATCGCCGAGTGGACCGAGGCCTATGAAGAGCGATTCCAGGAAGAGATTCGCCAGATTCAGGCGAAGCAGTTCGACTCGTACTTTTTGGTGGTTGCTGACCTGGTCACCTTCGCCAAGAAGCACATGCTGGTAGGCCCAGCTCGCGGCTCGGCGGCAGGCTCTTTGATCTGTTACGTTCTGCGCATCACAGAAGTTGACCCGATGCCGTATGACTTGCTGTTCCAGCGCTTCATCGACATCAGCCGCGCCGACCTTCCCGACATCGACATTGACTTTGACGACACCAAGCGCTTCATGGTGTTCGACTACCTGCGCGAGAAGTATGGCATCACCCACGTCGCCAAGCTGGGCAACATCAACACCCTCAAGGCCGCGTCGGTGATGGCCCAGGTCGGCAAGCGCTTCGCCATCGGCATCAACGATACAATGCCAGTGCGCAACTCGCTGATTGAATACTCTTCCGGTGACGCCCGTTATGGTAAGGGTCTGGAGGATACGTTCATTCAGACAGAGCCTGGACAGGACTTCCGCCGACGCTACCCCGCAGCCGCGCGCTGCATGAGTGACCTGGAAATCCACCCAAGCCACACCGGCGTCCACGCGGCTGGCATCCTGGTCTGTAACGACCCAATCACCGACTTCTGCACGGTGACCTCCGACGGCGTTGCCCAGATCGACAAGCCAGACTCCGAATATCTGAACCTGCTGAAGATCGACGCATTGGGCCTGCGCACCCTCGGGATCATCGCCGACGCCGGTGTTGTGACGGCAGAAGAGTTGTATGGCCTGAAGATGGATGATCCTGAAGTTTTCAAGATCATCAACGAGGATAAGGTTTCTGGCATCTTCCAGTTCGAGGGTGATGCAGTCCGCTCCGTGACACGCTCCGTCAACGTGGATCGGTTCTCCAAGATCGACAACCTGACGG